CTACTTCACCATCCGATACTTCTTCTGATAGCTTTTTATCGCCCATTTTAAATCTCCTCCAACTCTATTCCAGTCACTTTTCATCTTGTCAATATCTGATGTGCTGATTCCTGTTGACTGCTTGTCCCAGTATATTTTTTTTAGCTCATTTAAACTTACAATTGTCTCTTTGTTTAATTTTAATTTTTTGCAAATTGACTTCATGTAAACCATCCCCTCAATAATATATAAAGTATATTATGTACATATATGATACCATTTTATAATAAAAAAATAAACCCCAGGCCAGATTAATGACCTAGGATTAAAATTATTGAGCTTGCTGAGCTGTCGTAGTGCTTCGTGCTGGCTGTGCTGCTGTATTCGTATTCTGTGTAGTCCCTACCGTGTTCTGTATCGGTTGTTCTGCTGTATTAGCTGGCATAGATGCTCTATTATTTATATTTTGCGTAGCCCCCACAGTATTTTGTATAGTAGTAAGTTTCTGTTTAAGTTGTGCATTTTCTGCTTGTATAGTTGTTAAATTTTGTTTTGTTTTTTGTAACTGTGCATCTTTTTCTGCCTCTGTAGGAGCAGCATGTCCCAGGTCATTTACGCCCTCCTGAATGAAATCATCTATCAATTTCTTTTGGTTGTCAGTTGGATCTACATCTATTTCCTTCAATATACTATAAACCGTATTCCTGGCATAATTGAATTTTTCGTCATTATCCTGCAGCTTTCCTGCATGTCCTAATTGTTCAGCTATCTTTGCTGCAGAAATGGCCTTGTCCTGGATTAAATCCACTAAAGTTGCTCCAGCCCTAAGAGAAGGAATTGTTTTGGCCACCTGGATAAGTGGCTCTGCTGCTTCCAATACATTTTGTGTAGTATCCAATACCTTTTCTGTATCAACACCTTTTTTCTTAAGGAATGGCACCAATCCAAAAATAGCTCCAATTACACCTACTAGAACTCCACCAACTGCTAAAATATCATTTATATTTATCATTTTATTTACCTCCATTTATTTTAGTTTGTTAAGAATATATCCCACGTTTCAGGCCTCAATACTCCATCCGTCGGCCTGCCCCATGCCTTTTGCAAATTGGTTACAGCTTGAAATGTAGACTCATCATAAACCATTTCCATATAGGTTCCTGCTTTCAAATATCCATACATAACAAGCTTCTGTTGAATCCACAGTACCACATGGCTCTTATGGCCCTTTATAATAATATCCTGTATTCCTTTCAGTGCGGCCATAGTTGCGGGTCCTGCCACTCCATCCACCTCTAAACCTGCATTATAATCTATATTCAAGTTGTATTGGAGAGCTTTAATCTGCTCTTTCAATTTATCTACACTGGGACTAGGTGGTGTAGATCCTTCTGCCCCTGCCACAATATCATCTGCAAACCAATCCAAATCCACATTGCCATCTATACCCGGCACAGAACCGCTTGCTGAATACTGCCAGCTTTGTGCTGGATATGGATTGTTGTTTATGCCATAATGAGCGATCCATAATTTCATATCAGAACGAATATTGCCTTTTAAATAATCTTCATAAAAACTCTGGCTGCAATACACTCCTATATCTTTCCCTGTTCTAGATCTAAACAAGCTATCAAATCTATTCACAAAATTAATAGCATCAGTCTTACTCCATTTTTTCCATGAATATGAAGGAACATCTTCTATATCCAGCCAGTGGATTGTATCAAATACCATTCCTGATATATATCCAATAAAAGCATTTACTTCAGAGCTGACATCCTGATGTCCTGCAAAATGATAGACTCCAAATAAAATACCCAGCTGTTTGCATGTATCCCGCCTGTAAGATAGGTATTTATCTGTATAGTAAGTTCCTTCTGTAGCCTTATTTATAACAACCTGGATGCCTGAATCTTTTACTTTTTGCCAGTCTGACACCCAGTTATTTGAGTTTATATCTATTCCTTTCAACATAAAATCTTACCTCCTTATTTATTTTTTAATTTAAGAACTTGCCAATAATAACGCCGGCCAATATGGTAATAATCTTATCAATAAGGCCATCCCATCTCTTAGCCGGCTTCTCCTTTAAATTATCCAATTGTATTGTCATTTTTTGTATCAGCTCTTTTATATCTTCAAGGGTTTCCTTGAAGTTCTGAACATCCTTCGCAGTTCCCACATTTTGATTTTCTATCTTTTTCAACCTGTCAGAATGGTCATTCAGCCTTCTCTCATGCAGATCAAAAGTATCATTGATCTGTTTGTGCCTTTCCTCACACAGCTTTGCATCATAGCATTCACTCATGTCATGCCTCCTTAAATTTCCACATAAAAAAGAGTTCTGGATTTCTCCAAAACTCTAAGTATTTTAATTATATATTGTACAGTTCTCTACCCACCACCAGTGCCAGCAGGATTTACATACCAATATTTAATTTTCCCAAAGTATTTATATCTCATATCAATCTTATACGAATCTGGACCAATAGCTGGATTGGCGCAAAAATATTGAGTACCATACTGTGAATCAGGAATCGGCCTTTTATAAATTTCTGTTTTAAAAGCTTTGAAAATGTACCCTTGGGAAAATAAGTTTGTTCTTATAGTCCTCTCAATTGTAGAATGAGTAAAAATATCCAATCCTACATAAAGGGCTATAATAAAAACACATGTTACAACTATCCTGATAAAATTGTTTTTCATCTTACACCCCCATGAAATTTAAGAAAATAACAATCTCATGAGTTAATATTACCATATTTTTTAATATTTAGGTAAAATAAAAAGGCTATCTCTAGCTTTTATTGTGCTGGTGTAACTATTTCTGTTTTTTGTGCATCTGTAATCCACCCCTTAGAAACTGCAACGCCAAGCTGCTCTTCTGTTAATCTTTTCTCTCCATATAGATATTTTAATCTTTCAAACATCTTTTTTACCTCCCTATGATAAACTATTTGTTATTAATGTATCTATCTGCGTTTGCATATTTATATTGTCTACTAAAATTTTATCTATTATTTCCTGCTGCTGGTTAGTTGGATTAGGTTGAGAAGCTATAATAGTATTTATTTCATCCAAGCTAGAATCTTGTCCACTAACACGAGTTTTCCAGGTAGCTATTTCAGTGTCTTCACCTGTTACCTTTATATAGTAAATATCATCTTTTTGAGTCTGTACATTAAATTTTAACCCATGCTGTTCCTGATCCTCATGGGTTATATCTAAATTAGGAGTTTTTATATATACTGTAGACATTTAAACTACCTCTCTTCTATTTTTAGATTTAAAGCTATTGCAACCCATTGTATTATATTATCATTGAATTCATTTAATATATCTCGCAATATATTTCTTCTTAAACATTCATAGCATAAGCTATAAAATTGAGCAAGAATATTATTGAATCCGGCGGTATCTTGACTCCCATTCATATGAGTAATGTTATAAGCTTCCTGAATGTATCGTTTTGTTAAAGATACTAATTCATTCGTATCTTTATTATCTATATCAAATGAACCGTCATCCAGTTCGCTTTTTACTTTAGACCAGATAAGAAGCTCTCTCATACGTTCTTCTCCTTGCTTTTTCATATTGTTCAGTCCATATACTAACTCCTGTTTTTCAATCTTTTTTATGTTTATTTGAGCCTGAATTTTTTTGATTCTATATGCCTTAATTCCTTCTGTATCTTTTAAATCTTCCAATTCCTCTATTTCAGCATCTTTAATATCTAATTCCTGCTGCTTTTTTCTGAATTGAAAAGAAAGTTGTAAAAGCTGATCAAAAAACACAGTTTGCTCTAACTTTGATTGATGATACTTGGAAGCCTTATCTGGAAAATCTTTTTCATTTAAAACAGAACAACGAATTTCCGTTTCAGTTCTCCATATAGTTTGAGTGTCAAAATCATGCCTTAATTCAGGAATCATATCATGTAATTTAACTAATAAATTATCTGGCAATAATTCGGACTCCTGTATATTTTTCATGTAATTATTTGTTAAATTACTTATTACTTCATTTTTCATATTAATAATACCTACCTTTAATCATTAAATTTTTCTGTTGTTGCTAATGCACCATTATAATATCCACCAAAACTTAACCCTGCCGATTGTGTTCCACTGCCCCCTATATAATATCTGGCTGTATTTAAGCCCCCTGTAGTAACCCAGATAGAACCATTAAATTTTTCAACTATATTATATCCACCAAAACTTAAACCTGCTGACTGTGTTCCACATCCTGCTAAACCGTATCTAATCGCATTTAAAGCACTGCCATTAGTCCAAGAAGTACCATTAAACAATTCTGTTACTGATGAATAAGATGAACTAACATTTTCCCCACCAAAACTCAAACCTGCTGATTGAGTTCCACAACCTCCTAAATAATATCTAGCTGAATTTAAATTTCCTATGGTAGACCAAGTAGAACCATTAAATTTTTCTGTTATTGTCTGTACTCCATTAGCATTATAGTATCCACCAAAACTCAAACCTGCTGATTGAGTTCCACATCCTGCTAAACCAAATCTTTGAGTTGCTAAATCACCAGTAGTACTCCATGAAGTACCATTAAATTTTTCTGTTGCTGCCAAAACAGTTCCACTGCTATCTGTCCCCCCAAAATCTAATCCTGCTGATTGTGTTCCACACCCTGCTAATTTTTCTTTTGCAGCTATTAAATTACCAGTAGTACTCCAGGAGATACCATTAAATTTTTCTGTTGTTGATACACTATCACCAGTTAAATTACTAGTTGATCCACCAAAGCTTAAACCCGCTAATTGAGTTCCACATCCTGTTAACCAACCTCTGGCTACATTTAGATCATTTGCAGTAACCCAAACATTACTTATATAAGCACCTGTAATTCCAAATATTGTTTCTCCATGTTTTATATTATCGGCTGTAAGGTTAGGTTCCCCCTTAACTTTTCCGTTCCCGTTATGATAGCCTTTCTCTATTGTTTTATCTGCTGCCCCCGGCGTTATAGTTACAGCACCTTTATTCGGCATAGTTCCAGCCTGTCCTGCAATAGTTGTCCCAGATAAAACATTTGCCACTGGAACTGTAACTGCACTTACTTTCCCTTGCCCATTGTGATATCCTGCAGGTATAGTTTGTGCTGAACCGGAAGGAGTTATTGTTATAGCTCCCTTGTTTGGCATAGTTCCTGTTCTTTTTATCCCATCTGCATTACTGAAAGTAGCTCCACTAAGTACCTGACTTTCCACAGCATTTCCCTGTCCTCTGGCTATTGCATTTATGGCAGCCACGATATCATCCCAAGTAGCATCATCATCTAAACTGGCACCTTTATTATTTACGGCGCTAATTGTGCCAGACTTTACATCAGCGCCAGATTGAAAAACCTCATTTATTGCGGCCACCAGAGTATTTTTTGCTGTAGTGTTCAAACTCGATAGCGCTCCGGCATTGTCGTTGATTTTCTTCAGTTGAGTATCTATAGTATCAGCATTATCATTAAAATTTTGTATATCAACTACATCAGTACCCTCCGGCTTTTTTAATCCGTAATTTGCTGTTGTTTTCATGTCTCTTCCTCCTATCCATCATAAACTTTCAGATTGTCCCACGTTTTGGTCTTGGCCTGATCCCATGTAAGATTTTTGTCTTTCAAGAAGTTCCAAACTGTATAAGTATATTTGAAATTATATGCCAAGTGCGCAGGCTTGATATCCTCAAGCATCTGCTTGAAACTCTCCATATTCTTCGGAATACCCTTTATTCCAACAAATTGTACTGTAAAAGAATAATTTTCAGGGTGCTGAATCACATTGCATTCACCACCACTAAAGGCTTCGGCGGTATTTTTTATCATTTGAACTGTAGTAGTACCGGAGCCTCTGAGTTTAGCCTTTATGACTTCTTTCCTGTCCTCATAGGATTTATTTAAATCTGTGGAGATATTAAGCACTTTCTCCCAAAATGTAAGTCCCCAGGTTGCAGTGTCTACAAAACATTGATTGAGAATATCCTCTTCATGCCAGTATGAAAGCCCCAGCTCCTTTGCCATTGTATCCTGAAGCTGAATCATAATCGTGTTGTCTTTGTACCATGGTGGCAGATACTTCATTAAGTCAGGGATATAAGGCTGTATGTCATCATCAGTTATATTATTTCCCGCATAATTTATAGTTCCGTAAAGATTATCACCATACATCCGTTACACCCCCTTGAGATCATTCCAGGTACATTTCTTGGTTGAGGTTAATACCGTCGACCAACTGCTCCATCCAGAACTAGTACTATAAAATCTTTCATATTTACGTTTAGTGCCTGTAGACACAAAAGTTTGTTTTGTTATATAATCACTGGAACTTATCCACCGAATTAACTCTACATCTAAAATGAACGGATTGTCAGTTACAGGCATATTTGAAATACTGGCCGATCCTCCATTAGATGTTTCTATATAGTACCTATCCAATACCCCATCCTCTAAAGTAATATTATTCAAATCTACTGTCTGCCCGGTTATGTCAATTCTATTTATGCCTGCAGCTTTATCCACTACACCGTCATTATCCTTGTCATATACACTTTTAACCATGTCTCCATAGCCAGCACCTTCTAATTCATCTTTGGTAGCAAACTTGTTGTCGCTTTCGGATTCGGTATAATATCTATCATCATGGTTATGAGATTTTTGTGCATAATAAGAGGCATCCTGACCATTTAATTTACCACTGTCATCCGATTTAGCGTTTATAGATTTATTTATAGGATCTATATTTATAGTCTTTCCAATATGGATTGCTTTATCAGAATCGTAGTTTAAATATAATTCACCCGGAGTATCATCTGTACCTGAGGTTGCACCAGAAATACCTCTTATTACTAATGGTCTATCGGCGGCAGCACCTTGTATTTTTAACTGGCCTGTTATAGTATCACCTGATTTATTAACCTTATTAGAAACTGTATTCCACAAAGTTCTTTCAGCACTGGTTATATGCTTTACCGTGTCACTTATATGATCTACCGCACTGTTCCATGAATCTATCAAAGCTTGTGTTATACTCTGCAATATAGAAAGATTATTATGAGTATGCTTCTTGCTGTTCGCATCATTCCAGTTGGATTTTTCAGTATCGGTTGTCCATCTGTGAGTGCTATCCTCGGTTATCATGCTTCCCGGGTGAGTAGTGGGATGAACATATTTATTTGCATTGTCCTCAATACCTGCAAGCTTATCCTTTTCTTCGCTTGTGTAATCCTCCGCAGAAAGCTGTTTTCCATCTACTTTGTCTACTTTTTTAGAAAGTGCAGTTGTAATTGTGGCAGCAAAATCAGGGTCATTATTCAGAGAATCTGCAATTTCCTTCAAGGTATCCAGTGCTTCGGGGGCTGCATCCACCACCATTTGGATCCTCTGGTCTGTCTCAGTCTTGGTATAAGTTTCAGATTTCAGGTATCTCTTGTTAAGTTCGGTATCAACATAAGTCTTTTCAGCCTTATTATTTTCTACTGTGGTAATCCTGTTTTCGGCATCAGTAACTCTGTTATCATTAGAATCTTTATACCTGTCAACTTCCTTCTGGGTATTCACAATGCTATCCTGTACTTTATTTATATCCTCTGCTTCAACAGTATCGCCCTGGGTCTGGTAAGTTATATACACCGGGCTTACATCAGAAAATATCTTGATTGTATTCTTCCATGGCGTAAGGCTTGGGGTTGACACTATAACATTTTCTATTTTGGTACCTGTCAATTTTGACCCCGTGTACACATTAATAGAAGGCAAGCTGATATTATCATGTTCCAGTTCACCTTCATACACACCATTTGTAACCTCGACCTCTTCCTCAATTACATAGGTGTTGTTATCTAATTTATTCAGTTTTTCTGTGAATTTATCTATTTCCTGTGGATATGCCATTTATCACACCCCTAAACTTATAGTGCCGGCAACTGGTATTTCCTCATCTGCCAGTGCCACATTTACAGTTCCGCCATTTAAAGTCAGGTTATTGTAGTCAACAATTCCATCTGTGCTTAATAGAATACCTCCCACTTTGGCATAACTTATATAGGTGGAGTTAAAAGCCTGGTCACTCAAATATTTTTGCATGTTTGTATTAAAACTATCCTGCACCTGCTGTATCGTATAACCACTTGCAAGTACTACTTTGGCAGTTATATCTATGGCCTTTTCTGCAGCAGATACGACTGTTAGGGTTGCACCTATAGGAGCCTGCCCCTCTCCATGTCCTTCTGGTTGTGGATCTATATAATCTTTGACTTTTTGGACAAGTTCATCATCCGCAGCTCTTTTATTGCTGTTTATTATCACTACCTTAACAGTACCGGGGCCATTCCAAAGTGGAAATGGTTTTGCATCTCCTACTCCTGTCACTTCTTTTGCCCAGTTTCTGTACTGATATTTGTTTCCGCTTGTTGCTGGTGTTTGCATCCTCTCAAAATACCTCCTTCTTAAACTATCATCATCCTCAATATCATAACCATTTGTCACAGGGTTAGGATTTGTAACAGAAGCTATTCCGCTTATATGCGTGGGAAGTTCTACTATGGTATTTGCAGGAACGTTATATCCACTTCCTTCATTTTCCGCTTCAACTTCAACTATGGCCTGTCCTTGAACCAAAGTAACATCTTTTAAGGTTTTATACCTCAACCCTTGTTTGGTCTGTACTAAAGTACCGAATAGAACCACCATATCGGGTGTGCCGCTAAACAAAATGCTTATAGTCGCCTTACCACCCGGTTTTCTGCTAACTCCTACAGGGTTTGTTATATTCTCCAAATCTGTACCTGTTGCAGTAAAAGGATAAATTCTTTTCAGCATATTATCATCTGTAATATATAGCTGCGCCATTTCATTTGAAGAAGGTGAAAGAGCATCATAAATAAAAGAACCTTCCGATTTATTTATCTCAGAAGGAACCTTTCCAAGCATTCTATTCAATATTGTTTCCTGACTGTTTTCTTCACTATACACCTATATCCACCTCCCCATACAGAGTTCTAGCTGTAAAGCTTACATGCATAATACTTTCATCAAATTCCACATTAAAGTTTTCAATGCCTTGAATATATGGATTAATCATAAGTGCCTCTTCTACATATCTTTTTGCTTCAGATTCTATAGCACTTCTACTTAACGATTTACCTATAAGTTCCTCTAATTCATTTCCATAATTCCATGTATACGCTAAATATCTATACCTTGTAGTATTAAGTGCTTTCCATATCCATATTTTTATAGCTTCATTTTTCTCGACAATTATAAACTTTCCATCCTTTAAAATAAAATCATTTTTTTCAAAGTCCCATGCATATTCTTTTGGAATTGGAAGTTCATTTGTCTCTGATGTGTTCTCAATTACGATATTTACATCAATAGTCTGCTCTGGCAGTATACTCATGCTGCCACCACCTTGCACAGTATTAAATATTTAGTTGTATCTACTCTAACCAAGGCCACATTATCACTTTTTTTAAATCCATTATCCAATAAATTTAGGTTTCCCTGAGGAATAGCGATAGAGCTTATACTACCATCCGAAGTCGAACCAGAAGCGCTTGCAGAAGGTATGTTTATTTGCCTGGAATATCCCTTTTTCAGATAGTCTGCAATCAATAAATTATCCTTATTCAAAGGCAAATCCCCCAGTTGAACTGTTAAAGGATCTTCATTTGTCACTATTCCAATTTCTATACCTGAAGGATTGTAATAAGCCCCCTGGTTTCTCATCTGGTTTATAATTTCACTGTAAGGATTTCCTATATTCAAAATTTATCCATCCCCTTTTTAAGCAGCATCTTCTTCAATTAATTTCATCTTTGTCTCAAAATTAAGATCCAAATCCATAGTGTATTTTCCGGTAGCCACTTCCCAAGTATGAGTATCAGTATTAATACACATTGTAGTATCTAAAAGATCATAAATATAAGGTATTTTCACCTTTACGCCCCATCCGGTACGGCATTTTGTGTTTCCCAATACGGATACTTTTACAGTTTCATCAACACCATGCAGCATAGAGTTTGCCACTGACATGGCATCTTTACCCTCCTCTGCCTCATAGACATCCTGGAGTACTCCATACATATTAATCCAATCACGATTCCACGCAGTTCCAACATAGGTGCCATCACTTTTATATACATTTACCTTGTTTACCATGTTGCTTATAGTGTCACTGTATGAGGTGTTGCTTATATTCAAATCAGGTCTTATTGTGTAATTTTCAACAGCTACCCCCATATTCATAATAGAGAATTTATCCCTGTGCATAAACGGCATGAAGTTATATTTTCCGCCATTGAGATGCCATACTTTGGTATAGGCCATCATTATTACCTCGTGAAAAGTCTTTTGTTTGGCCAGCAAGTTTATTTTCCAACCTGATGTTCCTATATCTTCAATTTGAATCCCTGCATCACCACAAACAGTTTTTGTTATATCTTCCGATGTTGTATTTGTAAAGTTATATGACCCTTTGGACTTTGTAAAGTAAATTAAGTAGTCATAAGCCGTAAATGTAAGCTCCTGGGCACTGCTTTCTATGTCCCTGTCAAATACATAACCCCTAAACAGCTCTTCCTCTCCATCCATCATCCATATTAAATTGCCTGGGCCTATCTGTGTATTTAGCTGATTCTTGTCAAATATAGCGTAAGCTATTGTTATTTCAAGTTTTCTGGCCACTTGTTCTTTGTCCCCACTCCAGACTATAGTCTTGCAGTAACTAGTTATATCTGTTATCAGGGAACGCTTATATAAAGAATAAACTTTAATCATATCTGCAGCACCATCCCTACGGGGATATTGGTCGGATCTTTTATTAGATTCTTTTCCGCAATCTGCTCCCACTTGGAACCATCATCATAAAGCTTCTTGGCGATTAAGTATAAATTATCCCCTTCCTGAACGGTATACTGTGTTGGAATTTCTTTATCTACTGGTCTTTTCACTGTTGCCGTTATATCCGCTCCTAAAAAAGTCATGTTCTGATAGCCGTTCACCATGTTATTTACGGCCAAAGTAAGGGCATTTATTACTTTATATTCTTTAAGCTGCAAAGAAAAAGAAACATCACCCGTCCCATCATCTTCTTTATATTCAAAGGATTCTATAGAACAGGAAATATTTATTTCAGTATCCGTTATTATATATCTTATAGGCTTCCCACTAAGTCTCCATTTTTCAATTAATTTCACACAGTCCCATGGAACCGGGAATCCAGAATACTGGCAAAAACTATACTGCTGATTTGGGAAAAAACTTTCTATAGCTCCAATTTCCTTCAAGCCGGTTTTACCTAGAAAGCTAACTTCCCCAAATCCCTCCACATTAAAACTTGAATTGCTATTAGATCCTTTTACTGAATAACTCCCAGGCGGAACAGGCAACCTTAATTTTTCACTTCCCTGCATAAGCCAGAATTCTTTCATCTTAAATCCACCTCCTACATGTTAAAAGCTGCGGCATTTATCTTTTTAGCAAGTGCTGTGGCTATTTTATCTATATCCTCGTCATTTCTCACTTCAAGCTTGTCTGCCAATTTTTGAATTATTATATTTATTCCATTGTCTTTCCTATTGTAATTACGTGCTTCATTGGCTGTTAGAACCCTTTCATCCTCATGTAAGAGAGCAGGGAAATTATCCTCCGGTACTCTTGTAAGTCCAACAGCATAGCCCTTGTAATTGCCTCCGAAAAGATTAGGAATGTTCATTACACTGCCATATCTTTTTTTTATATATCTTATTGCACTGGCTGCATTAGCTATCGGGTTCGCTATGTCATTCAAGCCTGGCATCATATTTTCTACAAAAGTACTTCTTAGCATCTGCATAAGTCCAGTTGCATGTTCCCCTCCAACACTTATACTGTTATATGCAAGTGGATTTCCACCGGACTCTCTTTTTACCAGTTGTATCAATCCTGGAAGCCAGCTGATGGGAGTACCTGTTATGCCAAGTGCAGCAGTCAGCCATCCAGAAATTTGTCCGCTAGCCCCTTGAGCAAAATCAATCATAGCACCAATTTTACTCTTAAAGAAAGCTAAAACGTCTTTGGATGACATACCATTTATAAGGCCTTGTATAGCATTGCCACCAACCCATGTCATTTTTTTAGAAGGTGAATGTATATCGAAACCCTCTGGCCCGGTAAACGCCTCAATAACTTTTTGAACAAGCTCATGTGCTATACCAACTGAATTACTTTCGGCAGACTTCATTCCTGCCCCAAATTG